GGCTGCGGCGGCGAACACGAACTTCTACGGCGCGGTTGAGGTCGGCTGGGGTTGATCGGGCTCATGGCTCTCAAGACAAACACCACGCTCCTGGCGCAGCTACCCCTGCGCCTGATCGGCGGCTCGCCTGGAACTTTCCGTTCCATGTGGAGGCGTGGTGACCGGATGAACCAGTCCGTAGGCCAGGGCATTCCGTCCAAGCTGGCAGGCGTCCCCTCCGGGCACTTGGCGCCATCGTCGTGGGTGCTGCCGTACAAGCCGGGGGCGATGTCGTCGTTCACCAATCTGGTGGTGACGGTCACGCCGGGGCTGCTAAATCTTGCGGCTGGCGTCAACATCAGCGGCGATGCGGCGGTCACGATCACCGTCAATCCCGCTGATGGGCAACTCATTGTCTCGGCGTCAGGTTCAACGTCGATCACGTTCAACCTTGCGGCCAACTTGGCTGGTGCCCTGTCCGCATCTGGCAGCACGTCCTTCTCGTTCACGGTCAACAACGCCACGCTGGGCGCCATCGTCGATGCCGTGGGCGCTGCGCTGGTGCAGTTCTCAAACAGCGCCACGGTCAGGGCGACGGGAAATTTGAGCGGCGACATCACACCGTTCACCGAACTCAGTCCGCAAAATTTAGCGGCGGCGGTATGGGAAACGATTGCCGCAGACTTTAACGAGGCAGGCACGATGGGCAACAAGTTGAACCTTGCAGCATCTGGCGGAGTAGACTACGATACGCTTGCGCAAGCTGTGTGGACCTATGTGAGCCGCACGCTAACCTCGGGCAGCAATGACTGCCTGACCCTCCCCCAGTTCCTGGCTCTAAAGGACTGATGATGGCTAAGACACCTGCTTGGACTAGGGCTGAAGGTAAGAGCGAGAAGGGGGGCCTCAATGCCAAAGGCCGAGCCTCCTACAACAAAGCCAACCCTGGCAAGCCTGGGCTCAAAGCTCCGCAGCCTGAAGGTGGCCCGCGCCGTGATTCATTTTGTGCCCGCATGAAGGGCATGAAGAACAAGCTGACCAGCGAGAAGACGGCCAAAGATCCGAACTCGCGTATCAATAAATCACTTAGGGCGTGGAACTGTTAACATGAAACACGAAATTTCTGAGGGCACAAAACATGCTGTTGACGCCCTATCAGTCGTTACAGTGGTTGGCACGCTTGTGGAATTTTTACCTGCTGTTGCAGCAATCTTTACGATTGTGTGGACCGGGATTCGCATCTGGGAAACCGACACGATCAAATCGTGGACCGGGAGAAAGTAGTGCCGGTTGAATCGGAAAAACAGCGCAGGTTTATGTATGCTTCACTTGCAGGCAAGACAGATGTCTCGCCCAGTGTAGCAAAGAAGTTTGTTGGTCCCAAAGCACATGCCGAAGGAGGCAGTATGAAAGAGTCCAAGGAAATGATGAAGAAGGAAGTGGCCTTCATGAAGAAGAAGGGCGCTCCAAAGTCCATGCTCAAGCACGAGATGAAGGAAGCCAAGGGCTATGCCAAGGGCGGCGGCATTGAGTCCAAGGGCAAGACCAAGGGCAAGATGGTGAAGATGGCAATGGGCGGCAAAGCCTGCTGAGGAGCAATCATGGACTACGCAGCCGAATCTAAACGCGAAGTAGAGTCGCTGAAGAAGCGTCATCCCAAGAAAGGGATTGACCCAACGATTCCTGCCGGGATCCGTGAAATGCTTGTAGATAAGCAAAAGAGCGCTTTGACGCCAGACTCCAAGTATGCCAAAGGCGGCTCTGTCAAGGGTAGCGGCTGCGAACAGCGCGGCCTTCGCAAGTGCAAGGTGGTGTGAGATGCGCTCAAGCAGGGGCATGGGTGCCATCAACCCCTCCAAGATGCCCAAAGGCAAGGTGAAGAAGCGCCGTGACAACACCGACTTTACGCAGTACGCCGAAGGTGGTGAGGTCGGGCTCTATGCCAACATCAACGCCAAGCGCAAGCGGATTGCCGCTGGATCGGGTGAAACCATGCGCAAGCCGGGTTCTCCCGGCGCTCCTACTGCCAAAGCCTTCAAGCGTTCTGCGCTGACAGCGAAGTAAGCCATGACAACCTCCGGCACCGCTACTGACCAATACCTTGCCGGTCTTTTTGACGGCGAGGGGTGTGTTAGTGTGCACTTAGCAAAAGCCGGTTATATAACTGTGCTTGCAAAAGTTACAATGTGCGACAGAGCGCCTGTAGAGGCGTGCTACCAAAGATTTGGTGGGGCGTTTCAAGACGGAATAACAAAAACTTACACAGGGCGTCACATTTATTCATGGACTGTGTTTAATGCTGATGCAGTAGAGGCGTTGGAAGTTTTTTCAAATCTGTGTTTGGTAAAAAACAAAGTAGCAAAAGCAGCACTGCCAATTGCACAAAGCATGTTAAATAACCCAACCAGGGGAGTTTTAACGCAAGTAGAAAAAGCAGCGCGAATAGAAGCGGCTAAATTTATTGCGTTAATAAACAAACCTGTTGGCGCACAAAGAGCACTAGACCAAAAGTCAGTAGATGCTTACATGGCTCCCAAGCGCATGGGAGGCGGCAAGAAAATAAAACTGTCTGATGGTCGTGTTTTTGATACGATTTCTGACGCAGCAAAAGCCATTGGCGTTACGGTATCTGCCGTGTCTTATGCGAAGAAAAAAGGCACAAAAACCGCTGGATTTTTGGTGGAGTTGGTATGACAACATCAGGAACGGCCACGTTTAATTTGGATTTGGCAGAGTACGTCGAGGAAGCCTTTGAGCGCTGTGGTGCTGAGTTGCGCACGGGCTATGATTTGCGCACTGCAAGACGTAGCCTAAATCTTCTCTTTGCAGATTGGTCGAATCGCGGCATAAATATGTGGACCATTGAGCAGGGTACACAAGTCCTGACCGCTGGCACCAATACCTACACGCTGCCTGCCGATACGGTGGATCTGATTGAGCATGTGATTCGCACGGGCGCAGGAAATGTCTCCACGCAGACTGATCTGACCATCACGCGCATCAGTGTTTCTACCTACTCGTCTATCCCGAACAAGCTGCAGCAGGCAAGGCCGATTCAGGTTTACATCAACCGCCAAGCAGCAGCGCCGCAGTTCACCGTGTGGCCCACTCCTGACAATTCTCAGACATACACGCTCGTCTACTGGCGCTTGCGCAGGATTCAAGACGCTGGTGCGGGCGGGACGTACACACAAGATGTACCGTTTAGGTTCATTCCCGCTTTGGTGTCAGGACTGGCGTACTACCTGTCCATGAAGATCCCCGGTGCGATGGAGCGAATGCAGGTGTTGAAGGCGCAGTACGATCAGGATTGGGATCTTGCATCCACTGAGGACCGTGAGAAGGCAGCGGTGCGGTTCGTGCCTCGCCAACAATTTATCTCATGAGCAATCGCTTTGCAAACGGCGCAAAGGCATTCGGCTACTGCGATGTCTGCGGGTTTCGTTTTGACCTCAAGAAGCTCAAGAACCTCGTAGTCAAAACCAAGCAAACACAGATCAAAGCGTGTCCCGAATGCTGGACCCCAGATCAACCGCAATTACAACTGGGTATGTACCCAGTTTCGGACCCAATCGCCATCCGCGATCCTCGGCCTGACACGAACACTTGGTACTCGTCTGGTGTGACTGCTACGGGCTCGTTCGGTGGGGGTAGCAGGGTGATTGAGTGGGGCTGGGCACCGATAGGTGGGTCCAGTGGTTTTGATGCGCCCCTGACGCCAAATAGCTTGGTCGGGCAGGGATATGTTGGTACAGTCACCATAGTGACCACCTAAGGAGTGATGATGAAAGATGTTCACAAGCACGAACGTGCGATGCACCCCGGCAAGCCGATGACCAAGCTCGCCAAGGGCGGGAAAGCCTTCAAGAAGGGCGGTCCCACCTCTGAGGACCGTATGCGCCTGGGCAAGAATCTGTCCCGCGCTGCCAACCAGAAGACGGGGTGAGCTATGAGCAAGATCACAAAACGGTCGCCTGCCAAGCAGGCATACCCGCAAGGCCCTGTCAATCCGCGTGACCTGTGCATGGTGGTGGGCAGCATCTCCAAAGAGTCCGCTCCGGGGCCAAAGACCTCTGGGATCAAGCAGCGTGGGTCCGGTGCTGCTACTCGCGGCTTCATGTCTCGTGGGCCGATGGCGTGAGGTAAATCTTGAACTACACCGAGTTGCAGACCGCTGTAGAGGATTACACCGAGAACACTTTCTCGGCGACTGACTTCGCCACAATGACGGAGCTAGCCGAGCAGCGTATCTATAACTCGGTTCAACTTCCCAATTTGCGGAAGAACACCACGCTCACTCTGACCATTGGCAACCCGCTACTTGTAGTACCGGCAGACTTCTTGTCCTCGTTTTCCTTTGGTGTGAGCGTTGCCGGCGTGTTCAGTTACTTGCTGAACAAGGATGTAAACTTCATGCGGGAGTCATTCCCAAGTGTTGCTGTCACTGGGACGCCGCAGTATTACGCCCTGTACGGCACGCAGACGGGTACGCCAAAGATTCAATCGTTCTTGCTTGGCCCCACGCCCAGCGCTGCTTTGAGTGCAGAGTTGGCGTATTTCTACTACCCGGAAAGCATCGTCACGGCAACGACCACATGGCTGGGTGACAATTTTGACAGCGTGTTGTTTAACGCAGTCATGGTTGAAGCGGCACGGTTCATGAAGCAGGAGCCCGACATCATTGCCGAGACGGACAAGCAGTACGTTCAATCATTGACTCTGCTGAAGAACCTGGGCGAAGGCAAGAACCGTCAAGACGCATACCGTACTGGGCAGGTCAGAACGAAGGTGGTCTAAATGGCTCTGGTACAAACGCTATGCTCTTCGTTCAAACAGGAGTCATGGCTGGGCATCCATGATCTGGATACTGACACTTTGAAGATGGCGCTCTATACGAGCGCTGCTTCTCTTGGTGCAGACACTACTGTTTACACCCTCACGGGCGAAACGTCTGGCACAGGCTACAGCGCTGGGGGCGAGATCCTGACCAATGTCCAAGTGCTTCTTTCTGGCACTACGGCGTATGTGACGTTTGACAATCCTGCTTGGCTGGGGTCTAGTTTTGTCACCCGTGGGGCGTTGATCTACAACTTCACCAAAGCTAACCGTGCGATTGCGGTGCTGGACTTTGGGGCTGACAAAACCGCTGGGCCAAATTTCACGGTGCAGCTTCCTGCTGCTTCCGCCACCACGGCGCTAATCCGATTCGCTTGAGGTAAGAGATGCCTTCAACCTTTACCAACAGTCTTCGGCTTGTCCTTCCGGCGACCGGGGAACTGTCCAATACTTGGGGCACGGTGTTCAACGCCGGCGCAACCTCGCTGATTGACACATCAATTGCTGGGACTGCCAGCATCACGATGACGGCAGCGGACTACACGCTGTCAAATTCCAACGGGGTAGCAGACGAAGCGCGGGCGATGTTTATTGTCCTTGGCGGTACGCCAGGGGCTTCATATCAGGTTATCTGCCCTGCGGTCAGCAAGCTGTACTTTGTCACCAACAACACCGGGTTTGCCCAGACGGTAAAGACTTCTGCCGGGTCGGGGGTTTCTGTTGCAAATAACGCAAAACTTGCTTTGCGATGCGACGGTACAAACGTGGTAGAGGCTTTGAGTTATGGAGTAGGTGATGCGCTTTTATCAGCCAACAACGCCTTTACTGGTGCCAATACTTTCTACAACGCCACGGGGCAGACGTTTGGTACTGCTACCGCAGCGCAGGACGGAATTATCCTAGCGGGCCGAGCCGGTGGAACTTCTACATACCGGGTGACGTTTCAACCCACAACACTGACGGCTAGTAGGACTTTGACGCTGCCTGACGCATCAGGAACGCTTGTTAATACTGCAACAAACAGTGGCAATAACATCTTCATGTCTAACAATTTTGGAGGCTTTTAATCATGGCAGTTACCGCAACCCCAGTCTTTACGCAAACCCCCAACGTCGGGGCGCTGAATGCCATTCTCAGCACCGCGATGACGAACACAACGGCGTTTGACGGTACTCAAGCAACAGGCACTGCGATGGTCCTTGCCTTTACAGCAGGAGCAGATGGTTCCCGGATTGATTCTGTTGTGTGCAGGCTGACATCTACCAACGGTGCAACGGCCTCAGGAACATCCAGTGCGACGGTGGTGAGATTCTGGCTAAACAACGGGTCTGCCAACACCACCGCAGGCAACAACATTTTCATCGGTGAAGTAGCGGTCCCGGCCACCGCAGTGACGGCGCTGGGCACAAGTGCTTTGACCACCTACCCTTTGACGCTGCCTGTAAATGGCCTGAACATCCCGGCTACTTACCGGGTGTATGCGGGAACGACCGTGGCTGCTGGCGGCACAAACATCGCAATTGCTGTGACTGTGCTGGGGGGTAACTACTAATGCCACTGCTCCAACGAACCGCGTTTAACTACGTCCCCAACGCCCCGACGTTAGATTTAACAACGGGGTTTACGGAGACGGCGACGACGGCAGCGGTAGCCGCAACGGGCACGATTGACTTCGATGTCAACACGCAGTCTGTTCTGTTCTTTACCAGCAACGCTTCTGCAAACTGGACCATCAATATCCGGGGCGACAGTTTTATGCGGCTGGACACAGAAATGGCGGTAGGGCAGTCCATCACGATTGCGCATCTGGTTACCCAGGGATCAACGGCGTACTACAACAGCGCAGTACAGGTGGACGGCACAACCACGGGTGTAACGACAAGATGGCAGGGTGGCACAGCCCCAGCGGCGGGGAATGCCTCGGGTGTAGATGTGTACTCCTACACCATCATCAAAACAGGTAATGCCACATTTAGTGTGTTTGCTGCCCAAGTGCAATTCAAGTAAGGAATAGCGATGCCTGTTCTTAGCACATTGGGGGCGGCTGCTGCGCGAGGTTTTGGTTTCCTCGGAAAAGTAGTGCAGGCGATTGATGAATACTTTGAGTATGTCACCATGCTGCTCCCCGGCAACGGCACCAACGGAGCGCAGAACAACACGTTCCTAGACAGCAGCACCAACAACTTCAGCATCACCCGTAACGGCAACACCACGCAAGGTACGTTTGCTCCGTATGGGGCGAACTGGAGTAACTTCTTTAATGGCCCGAGTAGTGGAACATATTTTGAAACTCCAACCAACACGGCTTTTCAATTAGGAACTTCGGATTTTACAATCGAATTTTGGGTATTTATAACTAGCGGAGCAAGTCAGACTTGTGTATGCAGAACAGATACTGGAGGTAGCGCCCAAAATGGGATGCTGCTTGGGTATTCAGATGGTACAGACATATTGTGGTATGCAACGTCTAACGGTTCAACGTGGAATATAATATCAGGTGGAGTGTTGTGTTCCGTTGCAAGTGTTAAAAATACTTGGGCACATTTTGCTTATGTAAGAAGCGGCAGCACATTTACAGCGTATGTAAACGGAACTCAGGCATACACAACTACAAGCAGCGCAGCAATAAATCAAGTTACTAATGGGTTTCGAATCGGCACCGCAAATACTGGCACAGGGGCTACTAATTTTGGCGGTTACATATCTAATTTTAGGTATGTAAAAGGATCTGCTGTATATACAGCCAACTTCACTCCACCCACAGCACCTCTCACCGCCATCACCAACACCAGTCTGCTGACCTGTCAAAGCAACCGCTTCATTGACAACAGCGCCAACAACTTCACCATCACGCGCAACGGCGATGTAAGCGTCCAAGTCTTCAGCCCGTTCTCTCCGACTGCCTCGTATGCTGCAGGGACAAATGGTGGCAGTGGGTACTTTGATGGATCCGGGGACCAATTAACGGCGGCTGCAAATAATGCGTTTGTTTTCGGCACTGGTGATTTTTGTATTGAAGGATTCTTTTTTGTTACCGCAGACAGCACCTCAAACATTGCAACTATTGTTTCCAATACTGCTGGTGGAAATAACGGGTGGATTTTTTCATACTACACTGGTGGGTTTAGGTTTCAAGCGACAGGAGTATTGCTTTTTCAAATTACGTCATCACTAAATACGTGGCATCATGTTGTGATTTGCCGAGCATCCGGTACAACGTCAATTTTTATTGACGGCGTAAGACAGGGTACAACCAGCACTGCATACACTTGGTCTGATAATTCAACACTTAACATCGGCTACCGTGGGGCAGATGCGTACTTTACCGGATACATGAGTAATGTTCGTCTTGTAAAAGGGTCGTCAGTTTATGACCCGACGCAAACTACAATTACTGTACCAACCGCACCCCTCACCGCCATTACCAACACTAGCCTCCTGCTCAACTTCACCAACGCAGGCGTCATTGACAACGCGATGATGAACAACCTTGAGACGGTGGGTAATGCTCAGATCAGCACCACGCAGAGCAAGTTCGGTGGGGCGTCGATGTTGTTTGATGGAAGTGGAGATGCGGTTACCGCCCCGCCAACTGTCAATCTTGCAATGGGAACGGGTGACTTCACCATTGAGATGTGGGTGTATGGTGCAAATAGCGGCAGCACGGTTGGTGGCGCATACCCGCGAATTTTCCAATTGGGGGCGGCACAAACCGTCAACACCATTGAATGCTACAACGGTGCCGGAACTATGTATGTAGAAATGCTTGGGACTGGCGTTACGTTTACCGCAAGCACACTGCTTAACTCTACATGGAATCACTTTGCTGTTACTCGCGCAGGAACATCGCTTAGGGCGTTTGTAAATGGAACACAGGTTGCAAGCACGACCAGTTCAAATAACCTGACAAGTCCAATTACCAACGCTTCATTTATTGGCGCGTCTACTGCATCGTCGGGCAATTTCAACGGCTATATCGACGACCTGCGCATCACCAAAGGCTTCGCCCGCTACACCGCCAACTTCACGGCCCCGACTGCGCCATTCCCAACGAGGTAAACAATGCTGTATTCAAAACTTGGGTCAATCCCTAAGCCTGAAACAGACGGTACTGACGGCTGGATCGAAGTTGAAGACCCGCCTGTTGCTGGGGCTGGAGAAGAGGTTGTCTGGTGGTATCCACCGGGTTGGGTGGTGCGACCTGTCAAGCCTGTGAAAGACGGGTCGGTTTTTGATTGGAGCCAGTCCGATGAGCGCTGGGTTGAAGCAGTGTCAACTGAAGTCATTGTGCTGCCTTCCAGCATAGAAATAAGTGCCACAGGCTCAGACACGGTGACAAGTGCTCTTGGTTCTGATGTGACCGCGCCGTAAGGAGTAACTATGAACTGGGCAGACGTCCTAAAAGCAGTTATACCGATTGTGGTTGCATCTTTGGCGTGGCTGCTTGGGCAGGTGAACTCTTTCTCTGAGCGGCTGACCAAGATCGAAGGCTCCATGCCTGCGCTTATCACGGCCCAAGGTGTGCCTACTGACAGCCCTATATCTGCCGAGAAACGCGCCATTCTCAAAGAGCAGTTGATGAACCACATCAACGAGCTTCAAGTCAAGGTCAGGCTGCTTGAAGAGCGCGAACGTATCAAAGGAGCCAAGTGATGTTTGAGTCGCTAATCGGTGGTTTGTTCGGCGGTATCCTGCGCCTCGCTCCAGAGGTATTCAAACTCTTTGACAAGAAGAATGAACGGGCGCATGAGCTTCGCATGGTTGAAGCCGAGATGGAGTTTGCCAAGATTCGTGGTGAGATCGCCATGCGGCAGGTCGAAGCGCAGATGACGATGGCCGAGATGGACACGATGGCCCAGGCGTTTAAGGAGCAGTCTGAGACCGCCAAGAATGCTGGGTGGTTTGTTTCTGCGATCTCAGCGCTGGTGCGTCCGATGGTCACCTACTCCTTCCTGGCCCTGTACGCCTCTGTGAAGATTGCTGCCTTCCTGATTGCCATGGACCAAAACGGCAACTGGAAAGAGGTCTTGGTCACGATGTGGGGCGCAGACGACCTTGCCGTCTTCAACATGATCATCTCCTTCTGGTTTGTCGGACGGGTGTATGAGCGGTCCAGCAAGTGAGGCTGTAAATATTGCCGCTACTCTGTGTCGGCCCTTCGAAGGGCTGCGGCTGAAGCCATACATCTGCCCAGCGGGCTACCCCACGATTGGCTACGGAACGGTCTGGAAGCCTGACGGCACCAAGGTGACGATGGAGCACCCCGAGATCACCAAGGAGATTGCGGACGAGTGGTTGCTGTCTGAGCTACAAACGAACTATCTGGCGGGGGTTTTGAAGGCTTCGCCGAGCTTGATTGCTTACCCCAAAGCCCTTGGTGCTATGGCCGACTTTGCTTACAATCTTGGCGTGGCCCGGTATCGCGGCAGCACCCTGCGGCGTAAGATTGACGAGCAGGACTGGGAAGGTGCCAAGGAGCAGTTGGCCCTGTGGGTGCGCGGTGGAGGCAAAGTATTGCCCGGTCTGGTCAAGCGTAGAGCCGCCGAGTCGGCACTGCTGGGGTAAACATGCCACTCAAAAAACTGCAGTTGAAGTCGGGCGTCAACCGTGAAGGAACCCGCTACTCCACCGAGGGCGGGTGGTTCTCCTGCGACAAAATTCGTTTCCGCCAAGGCACACCCGAGAAGATCGGCGGTTGGCAACGCATTTCTAGTGAGACCTATAACGGCGTCTGTCGGGCACTGTGGCAGTGGGCTACCCTTGGTGGCGTTCCATATCTTGGCGTCGGTACTAATACCAAGTACTACATTGCCTATGGCGGTGCGTACTACGACATCACGCCTGTTGTTTCAACAGTTACGCTGACAAACCCGTTTACAACGGTAAACGGCTCGGCCACGGTCACGGTCACTGATGTAGCGCACGGTGCCACAACGGGTACTTTTGTGACGTTTTCTGGGGCAACTGCGGTTGGTGGTTTGACCCTTAACGGTGAATACCAGATTACAGTCACAACCGCTGACGAGTACACGATTACCGCTGCATCCAACGCTTCATCCTCCGCTACAGGTGGCGGGACAGTCACGGCAGCATATCAAGTCAGTGCGGGAACCGAGATTGCAGTTGCGCTTTCTGGATGGGGCGCAGGGCCTTGGGGCCTTGGGGCTTGGGGTATAGGTTCTTCTGGTACGGCCAGCATCCGCATCTGGAACCACCAAAACTTTGGTCAAGATCTGATCTACGGCCCCAAGGGCGGGGCTATGTATTACTGGGACGCCACCACCGGGCTTACGTCTCGTGGGGTAGCGCTGACCTCCTTGTCCGGAGCAACAGATGTACCGACCGTGCAAACGCTGTTCATGGTGTCTGATGCGTCACGGTTCACGATAGCTTTTGGGTGCAACGATTACGGGTCATCTGACATCGACCCCATGCTGATTCGCTGGTCGGATCAGGAAAGCGCGGTCAACTGGACCCCAGCGGCGACCAACCAAGCGGGCAGTTTGCGCCTGTCGCACGGCTCAAGAATTGACGCCACCTTGCAGACCCGACAGGAAATCTTGGTCTGGACAGACACATCGGTCTATGGTCTTCAGTACTTAGGCCCGCCTGTTGTCTGGGGCTCACAGCTTCTGGCTGATAACGTCTCCATTGTCAGTGACCGTGCTGTAGCGTTGGCTGCTGGTGTGGCGTACTGGATGGGAGAAGACAAGTTTTACACCTACGATGGTCGTGTAAACACACTTAGCTGTGATCTGCGCCAGTACATCTTTAGCGATATCAACTTGGATCAGTACAGCCAAGTTTGCGCCGGGACCAACGAACAATTTAACGAGGTCTGGTGGTTCTACTGCTCTGCCAGCAGTACGCAAATTGACAGATACGCGGTGTACAACTACCTTGAGAAGGTCTGGTACTACGGCAACCTGGGGCGTACCGCTTGGACAGACATCGGTGTAACTTCAAACTTCCCGATTGCTGCGACCTACGTAAACAATCTTGTCCAGCACGAGACCGGCAACGACGACAACGCCACTGCGTCAACGCTCCCGATTGAAGCCTACATCACTTCGTCTGAGTTTGATATTGACGATGGCGACAGATTTGGTTTTGTCTGGCGGGTGCTGCCGGATGTGACCTTCCGTGGATCCAGTACTGCATCTCCCAGCGCCACCATGACGCTCCTGCCTTTGCAAAACTCTGGCTCGGGCTACAACAACCCCGCCTCGCTGGGCGGGTCGGACAACGGCGTGGTCACTCGCACGGCAACGGTGCCTATCGAAGCCTTCACGGGTCAGGTCAATATCCGGGTGCGAGGCAGGCAGATGTCTATCAAGATGGCCTCAGATGGGTTGGGTGTGCAGTGGCAGATGGGCGCTCCGCGTCTGGATATTCGGCCTGATGGCAGGCGCGGGTCATGACAATCTGGTCAACCATCACCAAAAAGTTTCGTGCGCCTCCGCTGCCGAAGCCGACGATCCAGTACGACTCAACGTATCTTGACAACCTCGTCAACGTCCTGCGCCTTTACTTCAACCAAATAGACAACCTGCTGGAGCAGATCGTGGCGAATACAACAACGCCGGTCCCAATTTCATTCCCCATTAATGCTCTTGATGCTTTTGGGCGGCTGGTTACCACGCAGCCGTACACGCTGTTTGACTCCCAAAACCGCTATGCTATTGACAATCAGTTTGACACCAGCACGGCCACTGGAGGCTCAACAACGTACCTTTCCAATGAATCATCGGTACGGATGGATGTCACCACCTCCAGTGGTTCTGAAGTTGTGCGGCAGTCGTTCCGCAGCATGCCGTATCAGCCGGGTAAGGGTCTGACATTCTTTGCGACCTTTGTGATGGGTGCGCCAAAGACAAACCTGCGACAGCGGGTGGGGTACTTCAGCACAAGCAACGGGGTGTTTCTTCAACAGAACAACACGACTGTATCCTTCGTTCTGCGATCAAACTCTTTGCCTACGCCCGGTACGCCTAGCGATGTTCGCACAGTAGACCAAGCCGACTGGAACGTAGATCCAATGGACGGGACTGGCCCAAGCGGGCGCGTACTGGATCTAACCAAGAACCAAATCCTGTACATGGATTTTGAGTGGTTAGGTACGGGCGATGTGCGCTGTGGGTTCTATGTGGACGGTCAGGCACAGATCTGCCACATTTTTCACAACGACAACACGCAGACGTCTGTTTACATGCAGACGGCAATTTTGCCGGTGCGGTACGAAATTACAAACACCGCAGCGACGGCCAGCGCTTCATCCATGAAGCAAATTTGCTCATCTGTGCAAAACATGGGTGGCTACGAGCAGACATCCATTGAGCACGTTGCCCGCAGGACAACGACCAAGACTTCAATTGGCACGACCTTTCTTCCTCTGGTGTCCATCCGGCTGGCTTCCACTGCGCTAAACGCAGTGGTGATGCCCGTAAAATTTAACGTGATGCCAACCTCGACGGGGGATGACTTTGAAGTCATTCTGGCAAAGAACAGCACAGGGCTGACTGGGGCCTCTTGGGCTGCGGTGGCAAGCGATGCCAACGTGGAGCAGGACACCTCTGCCACGGCCATGACGGTGGGCACCATCGTAGATATCCAGTACGTGAAGTCCACCAACCAGTCCAGCGGGACGATCAACCAGCCTGCGGCGTACAACTGGGATCTTCAGTTGGGTTCCTCCTTGACGGGGACCAGTGATATCTATACGCTGGGCATCCGGGTGCTGTCTGGATCTTCCGGTGCTGCCATCGGGTCTTTGACCTTCTACGACTTGACGCAATGATCCCACGCCGTAACGAGTACGAGTTGGAGTCTTACTACTCTGACGCTGACACCGCAGACGTTGACGAGTTGCAGCGGATCGTTACGAGTTCGCCTGCACCCGACAAATTTGCCGCTTGGGAACCAGAAGCAGAAGCAAGTGGGTGGGCAAAAAGCATACTTGGTCGAGCTTTATCTACTGGGGAAGGCATCGGTCACCAAGGCATCTACGCTACGCCTCAAGAGATTGAAGATTGGGCACTGCGTACAGGCAAGTTGACATCTGCCGATGTTGCGTCTTTGAAGACGCCCACGCCAGCACCTGCTGCACCTGCAGCATGGGAGCCATTGGCGACTCAAATCGCTTCGCAGTGGCAAGGATACGGTCTTAACCCTGAGATCAGGGGTATCAACCGCGCCAATGAACTTGCGCAAATTCTTGCCAACTACGGCATCACTGACCTGTCAAAGATAGGCGTCAAAGAAACACCGTATGAGGAGATGGTTAACGCCGTTACCGGCGAAGGTGGTCAGGATAGCTGGTCAACAGTTACAAGAAACCGTGGGCAACTTACATACGGCGATCAAACATTTGGACGTTTAGGCGGGTTTGGAAGTGGCGGGGAGCGAGAGTTTTC